CCTCTACCCCGTCTACCATTTTTGGGGATATAACCACCTACGAAACCGCCTACATCTTTCTTTTGGCCTTTATCAGCTTTAGACATCTTGGCGTATTCAGCAGCCGTTTCATTCGTTACAGTAGGCTCGGCCAATTTGTTGGCCAAAGCACTCCAAGTCATTTTGTCAGACTTCCAGCTACGGGCGGAGCGACTTTTGCCCGTAGCTATGATGATATTTGTATCCATATTACATCGCTCCTCCCTTCGCAAAGTGGATGTCCCCTAGATATTTAGGTACTTGTAATCTATGTTTTTTAACCCATTGGCATACAGCATAATTAATGTTGTGATTATCTCGTACACCTCTGTTATTTTTTAGCTTAGCCTGGTGTATTACTGTAAATGCTTCAGAGGTATCTGTAGGATTAACTTCAATACAGGCTACAGGCTTGTCACTTTTATAAACGCCTACGATAGCACACGTTCCGGCTTTTACCTTATCGACATAAGTACCAACGCAATTATTCAATTGCACACCTAATCGGATGATGCCGTGCGTTGATTTGATCACGTTGAAAGTTAGCCCTTCAACTGAATCTGCTAACTTCTTATGGCGTAGGCTCTGTTGCACCGGTAAGTTTTCGGCTTCTTCAAATTTAGATAAACACACAATCTCGTCGTGCAGGTCTTTAATCTGAATTCGTCTAGCCCAAACTTCCTTCTTCTTGCTTCTTGATAATCTAAGATACATATCAGATGTATCTTTAATTTCAGAATAGGAATCAGCATTTTTAACGAACAATAGGGTACGCCGCTCACCGTATTGGTGCCTCATGATGGATAGGAACTTGGTAAACATAAGCAAGGCTTGTTCGCTATTCCATATTGGCCACGATTGAATATATCCTGTACCTCCACCTTCTTCAGCTACGAGGTCTGTAAAGGCCTTTTGATAATCCATACTTTTGAATATCTTGCTGGCCGTCTTGATTACTTTCACATAAAAGAAAGGACGTATTGACAGTAATCTTCGAACCCAGCGCTTATCCGGCAATTCATAAAGCTGTATTAGCGCTTTAATAAATGGTGTACCGGTACTTGTTAAGTCCGTAATATTTGAAGTGCCCACCTTGTCAGAACCGAAAGGCCTAAAATAGGTGTCATAGTCTTTAACTAATGTATCATTAAGAGCGGGCGCATCCGGTGCGTGCATTTTCCAAATTAGGTTATGGAGCAAATTATCAAGGGCCCCATATTTGGCCGATAATAAAACACCCTGTCTAATTACCTTAACCTTGTAGCCTACTTTCTTAGATAACTTAGTAAAGTAGGCATCCTTTAGCACTTTGGCAAAAGTCTTTAGCTCGTTTTTATGCTCCGCTAATCGACAATTTGGAGTTGTTACAAGCCATCGTAAGGGTAATGACTTTGAATAAAAGCACGATATATTAGGCTCGATTTCAGATACTATATCGGCACGAGTGCGTTTCTTTTGAACCAGGAATACTTTTCCTTGTTTAAAATCAAAACGCAATATGTCGATAAGATGCGGTTTGTATCCGGGGTAAATCGACTGCATATCATTATCGACATACACTGTGTGGTAGTCGAATTTAACGTCTAATATTGATCCCCTATCGATGATTGAAAGTTCAATATCAAGCGGAATATTATCATTACTCGAAACCTCAGCAACACAATCATCATTTGTGTGAATGAGTTCACCACATTGCGGGCAATAAAACTCATTTGACATATAGGGGTCTACGATTTTGCCCATACCGGATGACACGGAAGGCCACAAGCAGGCAAAG